TTCATTACGTTCATCATTTGGCGTTATTATGATTACATATTCTTTATCGGTTACAAAATCGCCCAAAGTCACATCGAATTTATAACCTTCGTCCGCAAGCATTTGCTCGACAAGATAGAAAGCAGCTGTCGAGACTGCGAAACCAACGGGACCACCGCCGACCCTTGCGAATTTGCCGCCTATTTTTGCTTTGGAGAGCAGGTTTCTTAGGACGGTAGAGCGGGATACTTTTTGTTCTATGGTTACAGGGACTGTTGAGGCGGAGCGGAGGCCGGTTGATGTTTCTAGAACTGTTGCTGATGTAGTTGTGGATGTGCCGTAGCTGTTGAGATTTATAATTTTTTCCCAGTTGAAATTATTACCGGTTCTAGTCGTTACCTCTAAATTAACTCTATTTCCAACAGGGAAATTCCTAGTTTGACCTATTGCATAGCCATTCAGCAAAACTAATGTCATCACTGAAAACAAAATATTTAACTTCATTGACCCAATCACTTAAAACAAGTAGAGAGCCATCAGAAAAAAAGAATTTCCAATATTTGCCATCTGATTTATTCAGAAAATAGCACAAATTAAAAAAGAAATTTATGTCATTAACATTTTTCTCAATTAATAGATTAACTGCTATTTCTGCCAAAGGCATGCCATAAAACTTACTGCTCTTATCTACTTTGCAATTAAAAATATATTCTTCAATCAACATAATCCTAACTTTCGTAACGGTTACAGAAAGTCGGGATTTTGCCATTAT